ATCACCTCTTGCCGGTTGGCTCCGTTCGACGTAATCATCAGCAGACGTTCGAAGAACTCGTGCGGGACGACGTACTCAACCGTCTGATACACACCTTTGTTTCGGTCGTTGCGATAGCGTAGCGTGCCGATCAGATTGACGTCGTTGCCGTATCGCAGTGCATTCGGACGAGCTGGATCGGACACGGACTCAAGCTTCAGAATCCTGTTGAACGACGGCAGATCAATGTTGTTGAACTCTGCCTCCAGCGTATCGATGACGATCGACGCAACCTGCAGCGACTCGACCGTGTCGTAGATGCTGTTAACCTCGTCGGAGTCCATGTCACTTAAAATATTTTGGACAAGTTGCAATAGTGTCTTAGCCATTGTGTTTCCTCAAATAAGCTTTAGCTCTATCGAACCAATCCATGTTTTCTTCAATCAAGCCTAACGTTGTGTTACAGGCTGTACAAAGAAGACCTCTGACGGCCCCTGTCGAATGATTATGATCTACGTTTAATCGACGATCTAATTGATTAATTTGGCCACATAATTCACAAACATGATTAGCTTCTTCAAGCATTGCTTCGTATTTTTCAGGAGTTAGGCCATAGTAATATTTTAAATTATATTTTCGTTGTGTACGCTTTCCTGCATCCGTTTTTCGGTAAGACGTAAGATAAATACGTGTACAAGGCTTACATTTAGTAACGTAACCGTCGCCTCTTCCTCTTGACTCTTTATAGAAATCCGAAATAGGTTTGATTTCATTGCAGCTCGTACAAGTCTTTTGAACGAGTTGCAGGAGCGTACGTGCCATCTTAGAAGATCTCCGTTATAGTCGCCTCGATGGCTTTTCCGAACATGGCCCACATCAGCGTTACGACAACCATGACGCCACTGACTTTAGCGATCAGATTGTCTCGGTACTTCTCAAGACCGGAAAGGCGTTTCTCGATCGCCTTCATCTCAGTCTTTACTTCAGTAGTCGCTGCTGTCTGCTGTTGATGAGTTTCTGCTATCTTGTCTTCGAGACGGTGGACAGCAGCAATGAGGTTGTCACTAATCCCCTGTACCTTTGTCTCAATGGTTGCAAGCTTGAAGATAACCTGATTGTCAAATGAAGAATCCACGTTATGCGACCGCCGTCAACTTGGCTACGACCGAGGCCACAACTGAGTTGTCAGATGCTCCGTCAGATCGAAATTCCAGAACGTCACCCTCGACCAAGCTGATCGGTGGGCTAACAGTCGTTACGGTCGAGACACCACCACCGCTGCCAGTCGTGTTGATTGTAATCGTAGGCGTCTGAGCGACCCCGTTCTTACGGATAGTAACTACAGCGTTCGTGCCTGCAATCGTACCGCTAAGAACGACAGTCACCTTGGTCAGCTGCGACTTTGTAGGAACTGCTGCAAAAAACGAACTACCTGCGGTCGAGATATCCGGAATGCTGCCAGTCACGCTAAGTTGGTTGGCTGTAAACAAACCGCTGAAGCGATCTACCCAGCTACCGGTGCCCGCGCCGTTGGCTACGTAGACCGACCCGGAGCTAGCGCTTTCGATACCCTTCGGCTCGTGGAGGCTGTCTCCAGTTAGACTACGATGTTCCATTAATCAAACCTTACTTAAACAAAACGTAGGGGACCCCGTGAGGAGCCCCCTACAAGCCTGAGCGTGCGCGCAGGAGACCTTAGTACATGTAGTTGATAACGATCTGCACTCGGCCTGCCGTATACGTACCCGTAGTCGTAGCCGTTACGTAGCGGTCAGCAGCAATCTGCGTACCAACCTGCGTGCCGTTAGCACCAGCCGTGGTCGTAATGCCAGCTGCGTTATCAGCCGTACCGTTCTTGAGGAACGTACCGACGCTGTAGTTCGTGCCGCCTGCTGGCGTAACGAGCGTACGAATGTGCTGACTGATAATCACAGCACCTGCCGGAAGAGCCGTGTCAAGACCCGTAAAGCCGTCGTTTACGCCGTCGTTGTTAAGGTCAGACGAGTAGATCGTCCGAGCCGGGCCTGCGAGGTCCACAGTGAGAACAAGTTCCCGACGCTTACCTGCGCCAGTCGTGACCCCTGCCTTACCGCCTCGAACGCCTTGGTTAGGGCCGAAACGGACAAGAAGCCCGTCGCTGTTGACCCAATCAATACCTGCCATTGTCGTATATCCTTTCGATTGTTTCTAGCTTAGACGACGATGTCGGTCTGGCTGAGAACGGTGATGAAGTTCTCCGGGCGGTAAAGAGCTGCGTCGTAACGAGCAGTCGTCACGTACTCTTCACGCTGGAAGTCCTTGTTGTACTCACCGTCGACCTTCGGCATCTGACGCCATGCGCCAACCCAAGGCTTGACCGAGCTGTCAGCCGAGAAGAACAGGTTAGCAACCGAGTTCGCACCCGAGCTGACCGTGTTGATCGTCTCCGAAGCAGCAACCGTCGGCAGATAGTTCGACATGTAGACGTCGAAGCCGTAGATGTTCGCCAGGAACCGCATACCAGATGCGACACCCTTGCTGACGATACCTTCGTACTGCGGGTTGTAGTTGACGTTGAGGAAGCCCGCCTGCGTGTTGAAGTAGTACTCAAACGACGGATCGACCATCGCAATCAGGTTCGTGTCCGGAACGTTCGCCTTCTTAAGAGCAAAGCGGGCCTTCGCGAAGTCCTTCATGCCGAGCGCACGAACGTTCGTAGCCGCGCTGTTCGGGGTCGTGTCCGAACCTACCCAGCGGTGATCAGCACCGTTGATGCGGTTAGCGGAACCTGCAGTCTGACCGTTCGGCGTGCCCGGCTGACCTTGCTTGAGAACGTGGTTCTCAACAGCCACCATGATTGCTCGCTCTTCCTTCGGCAGGAAAGCTGCTTCCAGCTGAGCCGCGTAGTGAAGGTCCTGACGAGCCTTGTTGGTGATGTAGGTTGCCGACGCCTTGTACTGGTTGACGCTGAACTGGAAGTTACCGAGCGCCATAGGCGTGTACTCGATAGCCGTGTCTTCAGTGTAGTCGTACGCGTCCAGATCGCCGATCGACGGGATATTCAGAACCGTACCGTCCTTGAAGTCGATCCAGTTAACGTACTTGATCGATTCGAGGTTGTCGATGAGAGTCTGCTTAAGCTGGTCCGACCAGATCTGCGAGCGGATCAGCACATCCGTGTTAGTGGTAGTCATACCCGACATAGGTAATTATTCCTTGATGATGGTTGATGTATGTTTAACGGGCAAAGAACTTGTCACCAAGATCCCGCGCGGAGTCCATCATCTGCTTACGAACTTCAGGCGAATTGTACAACTTAACGTCTTGCTTACGGATGTTCTCGAAGTACGCGTAGTTCTTCACTGAACCACCACGATCGTTGAGATTAACCTCGTTAGCGTAACCGGGCGAATTGCTCGGTCGAGCGTTAGGCGTGATGCCCATAGACGCAAACAAAGCTTGTGGGCTGTCTGCTGCTACGTCACGAAGCCATTCAAACTTGACACCAAGCTGTTCTGCTCGCTGTCGAATTGCTTCCTGTGCCTTGGCTGCTGAACCATAGTGGTTGCTAAGCGTATCGGCCGCACGATTGATGTTGTCACTCTTTCGCCGCTGCTCTTCTGCAGACGACAATTCTTTTCGCACTAGCTCGCTAATGTCAACCTGCTGATCGTGCTTATTCTCCTCACGCGGGGTCTCTTGCGTAGGAGGCGTCTGCTTCTCTTCGGGTGGCTTCGCATTTCGTGCATCGACGAGATCCTGTAGAACCTTAGCACGTGCGTCCGCTTCGAGCTTATCAGCCTTCAGCTTCTGGATGTACGCGTCAGCGCTGTTGTACGCCTTAGCTAGTTCGTTCGGGTCTCGGTACTTACGGCCTTCACCTACGAGGTCTTCGAGGGTAACGGCTACTTCGTCCTGAGGGATGGTGCCCTCGTCGAATGGATTAGGCATGGTGTCCTTAATTGGTTGGAGTCTCAAGAGTCAGCAAGCTGACAATCTGATCACACGCATCGACATAACCGTTGCGGTGCGCCTGTTCGTGAGACCATGACGGGGAGGCGTAGTCCTTGGTGGAGACTGTCGACTTCTCGTTACGCATATTATACACTATTTCTTTGAGTTTGTCAAGAACTTTCTGCGCCTGAAGCACTTCTGCTCGAAGATTTTCTCGTTCGTCGCCTTTCGACGCCCCTAGCCATATACTTTTCATCGCTGACGATCCTCTCCGGTCTGTGCAGCAGCCGCTGCTCCTGCGACCTGTGCAGCCTGTTCTGGGTCCATACCAGCCGTCTGCTGCTCCATTACACTCTGCTGAAGGTGGCCCTGCATGTTCTGCATCTCAGCCTGCTCGTGAAGACGAATGTTCGGCTGGAACAGCTTATATTTGTCAAGACCAAGCAGCGTCTGCATAGCAATAGCAATTCGCATGCCGCTGAAGTGGTTCATGATAAGCGGGTCCTTAGCAAGATTGCTGTTGGCGAACTGCGTAATGTTCTGAACGATAGTAGCGTTCTGAGCAAAGTGACGTGCGCCAATCGGACGGATCTTACCACGAGCTGTGATGTCCTCCTTTGTGATCGTCTCAAACGTGACGGCCTGCGTCTCGTCGTCCAGCACTCGTATGACGTCGTTGCTGTCAAGGTTACGACGTGCGAGCTCAAGCATGTCATTTAGCAGTGGCTCAAGAAACATCTCTTCAAAGTAGCTGATCTTGTTGATGAAGACGCGGTTAGCGCCGTTCTCAAGAACCTGTACCTCGTACGCAGTCTTCTCACCTGGAGTCCGGAAACCGACAGCCTGCTTAGGTGCGCCTGCCATCTCTTCCATCTTATTCTCGTACATCGCGATCTGCGTGTCTGCGTTAAGGAAGGTCGTGTCCGGCTGCATGAACTCGACGTTACCGTCTTCGTTAGCGTAGATGCGTTCGCCCGGTCCGTACTCAAACTCTTCGACGTAACCCGTGATCTTCATCACAGGATGGACGATCAGATCGAATGCGTCGGCCTTTGCGTTCTCTAGGTGATCGATACGGTACTGAAGTCCAATAAGATTATCAAGGGGCCCCATCGCGTAGAGATTGTTTTGACGCACACGCCACCCAGCATGTCGAATAGGCGGACTGCCGGTCCAGTTGCTGAGCGGTTCAGACCTGATGATCCAACACTTGTCGACAACTGAGATGAGGTAGTTCTCATACAGCTCTCCTGTCGCTACGTCGAAGAAGTCTCCGTAGTAGTTGAGGATCTCGACGTAACCGCTGTTGAAGTATTCCCAGAAGCCTGTGAAACCTGCGTACTGGAAAGCAGCGTTGATTGCGAAGTCGCCTTGACTGTGAGCCGCCATACGTTGACGGATGTCAGTCATTTTCTCGAACACTTCTGCTTTGTACTTCAGCTCAGGTAGCGTATTGATTTCCTTCTTGAGACTGCCAAGCGTACGCAACTCGCGGACGATCTTAGGTGCGCTGTTGAACATAGCAGCCGTCGGATCGAATACGATGTTCTCAGGGGCAACACGCGTAATGCGCGGACCGATGTAGACCGGGATTTTTTCGTTCGTGATCGGATCGTCTTTGTACGACGCTTCGAACACAGGCATCGCGAACACGTTGCCGTAGTCGATGAAGTCAAGCACAAGACGGCTGACTTCAGTCATAAAGCTGCTCTGCTTGAGCTTGTTCTGCATGTACGACTGGATGACTTGTCGCTTGGCTAGCGTCTCGCTGTCCGTGTCGTCACCTTCCCAGACAAACGAATCGTCGTTCGGGAAAAGCGTAGCCATGTAATTCGCGTGAAGGTTGTCGCGGATCTGGCACAGCTTCGGGATGTGGACCTTGTTCTTCCACGGCAGACTGGCGTTAGTCGTAGTTGTCGTGTCAGTCGCAAAGATGTACTCTTGGATCTCGCGCTTCTCGTCAAGCCAAGTCGTGCGTAGCGTCTCCCACGTCTGATACTTGTTGGCGATGTCCGCAGCCGTCATGTCACGGTCTGCGAACTTCTCGATGTCAATCGTGTTCGACACACGCAACCTCCTCGTTAGTTACTTTTAGGATGCCTGAGTCAAGACCTGCTTCAAACGGTATCCGTAGCTCTGCCCACTCGCCTTCCGCTATCTCCAGCTCGAACACGACGTACTCACCAAGAAAAGCTTTGACTTGGTTTGACTCGATGTACGAGGCTGGATAACCACGGCTGACAACGAACGGGCGCTGAATTTCAAACTCGGGATCTATCACGCGCTGATACCCCCAAACCGTCCGTTGGGTACGAGCTTCAGTCGTCGATCAAGGCGGCCAGCCATTCCAACAGGCGGCACGCTGATGGACATAGCACAAGACAGACTGTCCATGCAATCGTCGTGAGCCGGATGCGCAAGCACAAGCTCGTCTTCCAACGTCTGACAGTTGCCGCCTCGGTAGTGCCAAACGCTCTTCATGTCGTAGCGAGGCTGTAGAATAGCCGCCATTCGTTCTTCCTTCGAGCCTTGGCTCTTGGTGGGTTTAAGTTCTTCGACCGTCAGGAACAAACCGTACGGCTTAAAGTAGCTTTCCTTCAGCTCACGAACAATCGCCTGCTGAGCTGCCGTAACTTCCATTCCTAGCTTCCGAAAGCCCCACTTGACGAAGAGATCGCGGATGTGTTCGAAGTATTCGACGATACGATCAGTCTTGAAACGATCGATCTCAAGGACGTACGTGTTGTTGTCCTTGTCGACACCTACAACTGCAATGGCTGTGAAATCGCTTCGCTTGCCCATGCTGTACGCAAAGTCGACAGAAGCAAAGACATTGAGCCGCTGACCGTTGATGTACCAGTGGTCGCCATCTCGCTTCAGTTGGTTCTGCTCGTAGTACTGGAAATTAGACCGACTAATGCCTGCGTTCTCAGACGTGTTCGGATTGTTGTAATACTGTGCGTAGAACTGGGTTCGGTCGAGGTACTTACCGCGCTTACGTGCGAGTACCTGAGCGTCGAAACCGAACCACTTGCCGTCTGTACTTTGCTGACGAGGCCACAGGAACTGTCCCGTGCCGTCACCCGAATCTTCTACCTGTCGCTCGAAGGTGTGAAAAATCGGGAGATAGTCGATCACCTCCCTTCCGGCTTCGTCGTACACTTCTTCTTGCATCGCAAGCATTTCACTGTAAAGATCCTTCGGATGATACCGAGTCCCTACGACCCATTCTTCAGCATCTGCGCCTTCGATCGAAGACAGGAGGCTGTACTGCGTCTTAACGCGATCACGGCCCTCGACTGTATAGGCGTTGTCTCCTGTTACTACGTCGTCCAGCACGGCAATGTCGCAGTGCATTCCGACAAGGTTGGTCGTCAGCCCACCGGTAAACACGGTAGGATCTCGGATGCCATCGAGCTTACGCTGCGGATGGTCAAGACTGATCTCGGTGTTAGTCCACTTCTCGCGCTTACCCTCGTCGACGTTAATGAGCTCCGGCCAATAGCGCCGAACGATAGGTGACGTAAGGATCTGCTTAATAAAGCCGAGCTGCTTCTCCGCCAGACCGGACGTAGACGAAATGTATAGGACGCGGATAGTCGGCTCACGGACGATGCGCCAAGCCACCTTGAAGGCCACGTAGCGACTCTTGCCGTGATCTCGGGGCAACAGCGTAAGCTGATGGTTGCTTGTCTTCTGAGCAGACGTCCACGAGCACCATTCGCTGTGAATGCCGCCAATGACCTGATACGGAGCAACGAGACGAATGAACGTCTCGAAGTCCTTTTCAGCTAAACTACGTACTTCTTCAGGTGTCATGGGTGAACGATTACGCTTCCGGCTACGATGAACCGCCGCCAAGTGAACTTAGAAAGATCCATGTTTCCGGCGGGGGTAAGTCCGACGTCTGGAAACTTAAGAAGGTCAACGTGAATGTTGGACCAGCTGTTTGTGCTAGAGCCGTGTACAGCTTCAGCAATGGTTGTCGATTTACGTCGCGTTCCGACTGCTTGAAGAACTTCGTAGCTGTGATCGCCAGTAGCCGAAGGCATGAACAAGAACGGATAACCGTCGCAGCCGTCAATCGAAATTCGACCGTAGCTATCCTGTCCACCAAGTCGTACGCAAGCTTCAGTCGTCATTGGACCGCTGATGTTCTCTAGAAGAAGATCGTAGCCGCCCCTCAGATTGAACGCACTGTCCGAGTCAATGCCGTACGAAGCTGCGACACCTGCACCCGCAATCCGACCGCTGATAAAGAAGTCGCGAACAGACAGCGGCTCAATCGTACCGTCGCTGAGCGTTACAGATCCGTCTCGTCCGCCCACGAGAATGATAGCCTGCGAAAGCCCCGGACGATCGACAGCCGTCACGCAATTTTCTGCGTAAAGGTTTTCAACACGTGCACCACGCGAACCGAGTGTGTTAAAGCTGTCCGTGCCCTCGCTCAGCAAATACACAGCTGCGTTGCTCGAACGAATAACCGTTGGATTCGTGTGGACGGAGTCTAGACAACCAAGAACAGAAAGACCACGAGCTTTTACGTCGATAGCTCGTAGGTTGCTAGTGTGAATACGCTTATTGATCTTCCCTTGGTAATCGTACGCGACTACTGCAAAACCATCGTCTCCGACGCCAAGCGAATAAGGATTCTCAAACGAAAGATCTTCGCAGCCGTCTGAACAATGGTGGCCGTCTGCGTGCGAATAGAAAGCGCGCGTGTTACGAATACGTCCTCGCTTTGCGCCTGCAAAGAACAACGCCGCTGCGCCGTGACCCTTGCCTGCTTCTACGCGACCTGCTTCAAGGTTTTCAATCTGAAAGTCCGTAGCCGTCACATAGAAGCCGCCATCCGTCGAATCAGCAGAAGTTCGAGTAAGAGACGCACCAAGATTCGTGAAGTTTTTCCAAACCTTATTAGACCCGCTCAACTGAATAGCGTTACTAACACCAGTCCCTACAAACGACGCACCGTTGCCGTCGAAGTCAGAAGCAATCGAAAGCGGTCCTTCCTTCGAATAGCGTGCGTCTGCGTGGCCACTCAGCTTTAGACCGTCAGCAGCAGCGTTAGCAAAAGCAGACGCGAGCTTGCTCGTTTGAGAAGCGGTCGTAAACGGATCAACACCCATGTAGCCAAGCGTGCGCGGCAAAGACTTGTCAAGAGGAAGCAATAGGTTCGTCTTGCCGTAGTTGATCGACTTAGCTTCCTCTCGAACGTATGCACCAACCGACACAGGAACCGTGTTCAGCGCAATGACGTCCGTTCGACCAGTGAAGTCACCGAGCTGATAAGTAAAGTTGCCGTTAGCGTAGCCGCTGTCCGAACCACTTGGATGAGCGAGAATAGCAGAAGCGTAAAGAGCAGGGGTGCTGGTCTTAATGCTTTCAAGCGTAACAAACGTGTTGCCGCCTACGCCCGGAAGACCCGGCAGACCGCGATCGCCCTTTTTCTCCGTCTGAAACTGTTCGAGAGTGACGGGAGACGAAGGACTGACAGCACGCGGGAGGTTGATGATCCGGTTGCTATCCATGTCGAGTGGGCCGTCCATATCGACAGACCCGTCCGTGTATAGGACTTTTCCGAACTCGTCGGAGATCTTCTTACTGTTGTTGTTGATAACCCCGAGGCCCGAGCCGTTGAGGTTAGTGATGTCGGACAGCGGGGTTTTCAAAGCGGTTGTTCCTTACTTAAGCCGTGGCTCGTATAAAAATGTTAATCCAGACGGGAGTCGTTACTGGAGCAAGAATTGGTAAGACAGCCCCGAGGATCGAAACGGTGATGGTTTTCGGTATTCGCTGCACGAGAATAGCGACAGACGTCAAGCCTGCACTGTTCTCTTCTACGCTCGCGTCGTTGCGGTACGCAGCTCCAGCAGGTGTTTCAGCAGTTGTCTGAACAGCGACAACTGATCCTGCGCTATAAGGTATTGGGTACGTGTAAACTACTCGTCCGTTTGCGTCAGGCGTAAGCTGTACTCGAACAGCCTGCTGCCGGGACATGTTAGTCAGCGTCGTACTAAGAGCTGCGTCAAGCTGTGCTTGTGTTACACCCGGTGGAAAAGAAACACCATCTGCCATTCGTACACCCCCTTGTCTGTTTAGAACGTTTCGCCGTAGCTGATTGTAAGAGCTGCTGCACCGACAGCGTAGATAGCTGCCGTAGTCGTCAGCGTAACCGTTCCGCCAGCTGCGACGTACATGCCATTTGCAGTCGTGACGCCTGTGTTACCGATGTAATACACTGTCGAAGACGTAGGAGTCAACGTGACCGTCTTACGTCCAGCACGTGCAGCAACTACGAGAGTTGACGCCGTTCCTACTGCAATCTGGCCAGTTACTAGGTTGTCTGACGACTTTTCAGACGTCACAGACGGATTAGCCGTCGAACCGCCTCCGCCGAAAGATGTAACCTGTTGCCCGTTACCGTCTACGATACGGACGGGAAGTTCACTACCTGCCATTTTGATGCCTTTTTCCTGCTTTGCTGTTACGCTTTAGGCTACGATTTGCAGCCTTCGAACGAATGCGCAGATTGCTTGGGGAGTTATTGAGGGGATTCCCGCTCTTGTGGTCTACGTCTTTGCCGTCACCTTTGTGCGCCTTGCCTGCTCGAACCATAGCGGCGCGAGCTTTATTGCGGCTCGCACGCTTCTTGATCTGTTCAGGCTTGCTGTTGTACTTGGCTTGCGCTCGCTGACGAGCTGGTGTGTTCTTTTGAGAGGCCATGTTTTTCTTTTCTTCTCCCGCCTGCGGTTGAGCCACTTGGCGAAACGCGTTTTGCGCCTGAGGTGATGGGTTGGGTTAACGCCGGATCAATGCAGGATTGATGGCCTTTTGCGTCTCGGTCCACTCAACCGTGTTGCCGTGCAGACCGTCCAGCGTCATGATCGCTGGCGCTTGCGGAGGAGTCTTCCACTTGCCGCTGTTCCGAAAGCTTTCAGCACCGTCGGCGAGTTCCAGATAGCCTTCGACGCCCGGTACGCCCGCGCGCACCGTCTCGTTGAAGTTCACGCGATTGGGATCAGCAAGACCGCTTGCTGTCTGGAAAACCTGAGAGTTCCAAAGATCTGACATCGTGCCGGTCGGGCTCGCGGCTGCTAGACCCGTCGCACCCGCCAGCAACGTGTAGCTGATGCTCGGGCCAGCAATGGCCGTGATCACGACAGTCCCGTTGTAACCGGCCGGCGTTGCGCCCGCGACAGCGATTGACTGACCGACCGACAGAACTGCGGCGTTCGCTGCTGGGATCACCGCGGTTGCAGTCGTGCCGCTTGACGTCAGCGACGAAATCGCCACTGTTGAGGTTGAGCGCGGCGTGATCGTCGTCTCGAACCACTTAACTGTAGGTGCGAGCGAACGAATGTAAGCGCGATCCGACTGCACCTGCGCGACGGTCCGACCTACCGCAAAGTCGTTGATCCCGAGCTCTATGACTCCGTGCGACACATACTGCAGATATTGCGCTCGCTTGGTGAACCCGCCAGCCGTAATATTCTGAGCAGAAAAGCCGCCTTTGGCTGTGTCGAGAATGGCGAAGTATGGCGCAATACCCGGCGCAAGTTCGCCGATATAGTTCGATGCGGCAAAAGCGTCGTTCGCCGTTCCGATACCTTCCACACGGCTATCACCAACGAGAGCAACCGATGGTCGGCGAGTCGTAGCAATTACAGCGCTTGGCCCGAACTGAAGGCCTGCGCCGGTGCCGGTAAACGTGGCCATCGTGCTATCGGTGACAGTGGCACCAACGCTCACTTTATCTCCCGATGCCGCGCGATACCCTAACTCGCTGTAAATGTATCCGGTGCCGCTCGTCCATGTGTTGTAGAAGATCTGAGCACCACGCGGGATGGCGATGGCGACCGGGTCGGAGATGAGCGCAGCCGTGCCATCAGCCATCGTCGCCGACGTCGCGCCGCCATTAAACGTGACGCGCGTAAAGGTCCCAGCGGGATACTCGATCGATGCGGTGATCGTCAGCGCAAAGCCGGGGTTACCCTCGCCAGTCGAGGTCTTGTAAAAGTTCGGGTAGATGACACGGAGGCTTGTCACGTCTTCGCGGATGAAGTCGCCCTGTCGCCACATTCCTTGCTGGAAGTCGGTCTTTACCCGGTTGGGAAAACGAGTGCGGGTGCCAATCTGACCTAGATATTCGGTGCCGAAGACCGCCCCCCTCGCCACCCCATCAGCAAAGACAACCCCAGCGGCAGTGGCGGCGTCGGCTTCGGCCTGTGTGAGATACGGCATGTTTTAAGAAACCCTTGCTATGAGGACCGAACCATCGATGCGGCTAGTCAGTGGTTGATTGTCAATGCGGGAAAGAAGAGCGTTGAAAGCGACGTCACCTTCGATGTAACGAGACGTAAAATCTTCGACTGTTCGCTGAAAGATACGTGTGTTAGCTACGTCAGTCGTGTACGTCTTGATTGGACTGTAAAGAACTTTTGGAGTAAGCGCTACGATTTCGTACACGTAACCTGTCACGGTAGACGTGTAAAGAGAGCCGACAGATAAGATCATCAGCCCTTCACCAGACGAATGCGATCTAGGTCTTTAGCAAGCTCAGCAGCATCAGCCGTATCGATCTTGAGGTTGCCTTCGATCTCTTCCTTAGACGGACGGCCTCGCTTCTTGCCTGTGTACGGAGGAGCCGCTGCGGAGGCGTTAGAGCCACGATAGAGGTTGTTGGCTAGGTATTTAGCTGCTTGGAACTGAATGGCCGGTGAGACGCCCTCTATGCCGTCTGCGTAGGCTCGTATAGTAGCCAGCCCTTCTCCTGCCAGCTTAGCGTCTAGCTCGACGTCCCAACGCTCCTTGGCGTCTCGGAACCACGGGCTCTTCATCAGCATCTGCCAGTGAGCAAAGTCTTCGAGGTACCGCATGCCCATCTTGTAGCCGGTGGGGTCTGCCAGCTCGACGTACGCTTTACGGAAGTTCACGAGCCCCGGCTTGTCGACCTGAAGCGTAAACATCGGATCGATCAGTCGATCTTCGAGAGGCAGCTTTTGCTGCTCCTCCCAAAAGAGGACACGTGCGTAGCGACTGCCGCTGTGCGGAGACCGGAAGGGATTACCGACGGAGTTTGGATGTGGCGAGCTCATGTGCGTATTATACATTACTTTGGTTCGTTTGTCAAGCTTTATCTGCTAGAAGTCATGTTTTTTATAGCTGCGTACGATTTCTCTTGACAAACCATGCAAACTAGTGTATAATAGCTTTAATGCTCCAGAGGGTTAAATATACCTATACCTTTATCAGAAGACAAGCTGCTGGGGGTGGCGACCGAAGGGAGCCGGGGGAACAGCTGATAGCGGATGTCTTCTAGAACTCGCTACGCTCGGGGCAATCTAAAATACTTCACGTGAGGGATCTGGCAGGGAAACTTGCTGGGTCCTTTTTTGTTGTCTGTTGCCCGTCGTATCAGCAGGAATTTCTCCGAGATAATTTCTTCGCATGATATATGCAAAAGGAGCCCCACCCCCTACCCCCTCCCCCGGGGTCCTCGCGCTGATTCCTTTCCGACCAACTGCTAATGAAACTCATTCTCAGGTACACAGGCAGGAAGCTATTGCGAATCACAAGCATGATAGATCGCTTGGCGAGATTGCTATTGAGAATGATGTGCAGTAAGCTAAGTCTCTGCTATTGCTAATGAATTGCAAGTAAGAGCAACTGGCACGGTCCTTGCTACGTGTGCGTGCGCGTTCATCTTAGTTAAATCATGCACCGTGTATTAGTCGACCAACACACCTAAAATAATTCAATCTTTGTTGGAACCGATCATATGGCTTGTGCGTCTTACCTTCATGCTACTTCAAGTGGCTGGCCTACTGGCCCTCTAAACAGACTGAAAAGAAAGTTTGGAACCAATCAGCCAGCCGCTAGTTGTAGCTGTATCAGTCATCTTTCAGATGCACACTCTTAGGTCTCCCCTTCTGCCGCAAGGTAGTCGTCGAGGGAGTCGCCCGAACGAACCGTAGTCACGCACGGTTGCGGAGTGTCGAAAGACTGACAACAAGGCGGATGCTAGTCCAAGGTCCGGAGTTTAGAAGACTCCCCGGATGCACGAACTTTACTCACACGTTGAGATATGTGTGAGGCGTGAGGCTAGTCGAAGCGACCGATGGATGTAGCAATCTATCACGTCGCTGGCAAACATTCCGAGTAGTCCTACGAGCAACCGCCAAAGGTTGTCGACGGGGAATGGGGAAAACGCCAAGCCTTACGAGTCTGGGCCCCCACGTCATCGCCTCTTCGTGCAAGTCGATTGAATGGCTGACGTTAAAGATTTGGATACGTCGAGTATCTATGTATGGTTGACCGTAGACGGTATTAAATATGCCAAGAGGCATAGCCAAACTTCTAAGGTAACGGCAGGACGTGGCATCCTTAAAAGCGGTGCGTGTCCTGCCTTTTCCTTTGTCTTCCATCCTTGCGATGGACAGTGACAGCATTCGGTGCCAAAAAAGCTGGATAGCACACCTTGATCCCTTGTCACTGTCCTTCCCAGCGATGGCTGGATGAACCCCTACCAATACCGGACAAGGACAATCTATCATGAGCCTCAAGATCATCGACAAGAACATTCGCAGCATCACTGGCAACATCGCCAAGCTGAACGGTCTGATCCACGACACGGCAATGCTGATCCTGTCGCACGCGAACGATCACGGCGACTGCACGCGGGCTCTCGTCCTCGTCAAGGCAATGCCAGCATCGTTCCGTCGTGGCCTGCTCGTCGGCTGGTTCGAGCGCAATTCGCCGATCCGCATGAATCTGAACAACGACAAGGTCGGCATGCTCAAGGCCGAGGCCAAGGGCTATACGCCATTCGATCTCGAAGCGGCGGCAGCCGTTCCGTTCTACGTCGAACAGACGAAGGCTCCGGGCGAGGTCAAGCTGATCGGTGCGGAAGCGTTCGACAAGTCGTTCGACTCGTTCGTCAACCGCATGAACAAGCAGCTGACCGAAGGCAACGTTCCCGAAGGCGAGCGGGCTGCAATCGAAGCGCGCATCAACGTGCTGGCTGCGCTGCTCAAGGTCACGGACGCCACGAAGCAGACGGTCGAGTTCGTCTTGCCGAAGGGCGCTATCAAGCTTCCAGTCGCACCGATCGTGCCGCAGCGCGAAGCCGCCTGATCCACGTTAACTCAATAGCAAAAGGCAATCTATCATGTT